TAGTCTTTGATCCTTTTAATATTTTATTGTTTGCCTGTACAAATATAAACCTTACATCTAGGTCTTGAAACTGTTCTTTAATCATAAGGTGCTTAACTCTATCGTTAGTTGTAAGCCTACCTTTAGCCTCAATGTAAAAGTCTTTTTCTGCTATATAAAAGTCAGGAGTATACGATCTTATTTTTGGTACGTAGGAAAATGTAGCAGGCTCATACTCAAAGCTTATGTTTTTCTTGCCTAAGTCTGCAGCAATACTTATTTCAAACTTTGATCTATATGGTAATTTTAACATCTTTAGGACACCCTATGCTTAATAACTCATGTATACTATCTAGTATTTCTTTTTCGTAAGACTCACCCATATCATAGTCTATGTCTTGATAAAATTCATTAATCAAAACTACTACTAAACCTTTTTGCATAAGAATATTTTTTACTATCTCTAGGCTTTCATCTAATTGTTTCATACCTCTGTCTTCATCAAAAGGTTTAATAGGAGACAGACCTGTATACAAAGGAATACCATGATCGTTATCTCTAAGTATCTTAACTATATTAGAACCTTGTTGGTGACTCCAGTTATCAGGAAACAGATAGTATATGTTTTTATTCTCTGTAAAATCAGCAACAGAAAGATTATGAGTTTTAAATATGGGCATTTTTAGCTACCTTAGTATACCAAACATGAGGTGGGTTTTTAGCCCTAGATGTATGCTTAGGTAAAAACTGTGCTTTAGACCAACAGTTATGCCTAAATCCACAGAACCCACATTCTCTAGGTAACAGTTTATTACCTGTAGGTTCTCCCTTATCTATTTCATCTGTAGGTTTAAATTGTTTTTCTATACGTTTTGTTTTCTTTAATTTGCGTACGTTAACGGTGGCTGCATCTAAAGCGTCTTTCTTATCTTGCTCTTGAATGTCTGGAGCTTCGCAAACCGTGACCTCGCCTGACGATTTGTCTACAACGATCCACCCTCCAAATGGCTTGTCTACACCTTGAGCGTAGGCATAACCTTGGACTACGTACCCAAAAGGATCGTCTTCTTTGACCTTAGAGTAGCCACCGAATTTTCCAAATTTATTTTGGAACGCATATGGACTAGCAGATTTGATGTCATAAACTTTGTCGTCTATTATTACGTCTAAAGTTCCATTGATATCTGTATCGTCTAGATTAATTTTTGTTTTCTGTTGTTCTTCTTGTATCTCAATGCCTGCCGCTTTCATAACTGCTATAAGTGTAGCTTCTACTAAGTCACCTAACAGAAACCGCATGATGGCATTGTAACTAAATTCTTGTTCTATTCCTAATTTTTCTGATTGCTGTTGGCATAGTGGTTTACCTAAAGCAGATAAACGTAACTTATGCTTCCTTGGTTCTCTAGAAAATTGCTTCTCTAAAGCATCACCGCAAGCTTCTTTAAACTCAGAGATTAGAGAGGAAGGCATTTCTGCCTCCCCCTTAATCCCTCTATTCAAGTAGTCTTGTATAAGAATTTGAATAGAGTTCATTTATGCCTCGACAGCAGCAAGGTCGATAGCATCAACACCTAAGCCACTACTAGCTTCAGTGTGTTCTCCTGACACTCGGAGATTATATGAATTAATCGAGTCGGCAATAGAAGTTAATAACCCCTTGTCCTCCTTAGAGAAATCCACTGTGTCAGAAACAGTCATGTTTGTTGAATAGTAAATAGTAGCACCATTCTTATGACGCACAGAATGTAACTTAGAAACAACATTCCATGTTAGTAGGTTCTTAGAATCCAAGTCTTTGAAGTACTGAGAGATAGGAACAAAGCTTGCCCCTTTACCATAAAATACTACTGGTACGTTCTCTACAGGAGACTCTTCACCTGTTGCTGTTTTACCATCAGCTATAGATACTAAGCCGTATAACACTTGGTTACACTTTACCATAGCAGATGCCGCAGCTTCTGGGGATTCTGTTCCCAAGTCTTCTATTTCCTTACGTGTTAGCTTGCCACATTTAAAGCCGCCTTCATTGTCTGGAAATATATCATTCAGTTTAGCTTGTTGAGTACTCCGAACTGAGTATGCGCCCTGCTCGTTATCCCATAAGCTATACATAAACCTTCTTACAAAGACTCTCATGGTCACATCTTTACCAAATACTTTTTCTTTAGTGTTTGGGTTGTATAATGCGAAGTGACCTCTAGGCAGAGTGTTGCCTGCATCGTCTTCAGGTGAATGATTTATTGATAGTCTAGCAAAAGCATCACCAGTAGATTGACTCTCCATGCCATCCTTCTGACCAAGCATAATTGCTATTTCTTCTACAGATAGTTTATCCAAATTGTCTGGAATTACAAGGTCTGTTGCCTCGTTAGTCGCTAGTTGTGTCATATAATACTCCTTATGAGTTGCACAATCTTATTATTATAGGCTAGATATAAATTAATTGCAAGCATTAATTTGAAAAAATTTCTTTAGTATCTAACCAGTTGCTTCCAATTTTTAACTCAATGCCTACAGGCATATCATAATCAATGCCCCATCTTCTTTTAGCTTGCTGAGGGATAGACAACATACATTCTTTGAGAGTTTCAATTACTTGCTCCTCTTCATCAGGATGTACATCGACTACTATACTATCATGTACTGTATTACAAAGCAAAGATTTAAGTTTCTTTTTCTTAAATTCTTCGAAGGTAAGCACTAGAGCAGACGGAAGTAAATCTGCTGTCGCAAACCCTTGTACAGGATAATTCTTTACGCTAGTGCCATGTGTTATGCCTCTAGCTGTTCTCTTTACATAGGGAAATCTGTATTCCCTACCTGAAGGTAAACTTACAACTTTATATTTTAAAGCTTCGTTAGCTAACCTTATGTGCCATTCACCAATTCCAGGATAGACATCTGTAAACTGGTAGTAATATCTATGTATATGTTCAGGCAATCCCATACCTGTAGCACCATACAACGGTGCAAAAGTATGTGCCTTTGCATTTTGTCTTTCTTCAGACGTAATCTCTTCTTTATCTTTGCCTGTTATAATAGTAGCAGTTAAGTTATGTACATCTACACCACCCTCTACATTATCATACACATGCTTATCTTTACTTAAAAAACCTGCTACTCTGTATTCTAACTGAGCATAGTCACCCTCAAGAATCTTACCGCCTTCAAACCTAGATACCACTGCTCTACGAACAGGGAAAGTTTTACCTCTAGGCATGTTTTGGAAATTAGGATTTCTAGAAGATAGTCTACCAGTGCTTGTAACACACTGCATAAACTGTGGATGTATTCTGTCTGAGTAATCTAAGTTCTTTTCAATACCTTCAATAAAAGTTTTAAGGTAAGTTTTAATAGCATTGTACCTAAGATAATTTTTTATAAACAAGACAGCTTCAGGGTTTCCTCTTTCCTTATATATAGAAAGAGCATCTGCATCTGTTTTAAATCCTGCAGTGCTACATCCTTTAGGGTCTAGTGGTACTAACTTAAATCCTGCAACCTTACCTGTAGGCATGTACTGTATTCCTAAACCAGAGCAAGGTTTACATATAAATCTAGCATTACCCCAAGTACCGTCTTTTCTTTTCTTAGCTACCTTACCATAACCGTTGCAAGGATTACATTTCTTTGCTTCAGATTTTTGTTGTACAGTAGTGTTGTTTACCACTGCTCTTTTAAATTGTGCATCAGTCATGTAGGCTCTGCGTTTAGGCTTCTTAGTGTTACCTCTAAGTTCGTAGCCTAAGTTAAATGTTTTTATCCAATTCTTTTTATTGTTTATTGACCTAGAGAATAAAAGTTTAGACCTATCATCAGGGCTAGATAAGTTAATAGGCATATCTCCCATGACCCTAGTAACTTCTTTACTTAAGAATATCTCTAACTCTTCCAACTCTTTTGTGTATTGGTCTTTAACAAAGTTAAGGGCTTGGCGATCTATTTTAATCCCATCTCTTTCCATACCTGCTAAAACTTTTGTTACCTCAAAAGACAGGTACAATGTGGGCTGCAATTTGCTCAATGCTTTTTCCTTCCTGTTTAGACTGACTTACAGCTACTTCATAAGTAGATTGCACATCAGCAATTCCATATTCCTCTACTATCTCAGGTGGTATTATATCAAATCCTACACCTTCTTTCAAGTAGTTTTCTAAAATTTCTTTCTTTTTTTTTGTAACGGTCTGGTGTCTACGACAACACTCATCAAGGCTTAGAGGAACTTTAACACCTCTAGCCCATATATAATCAAAGACCATAGTATCATAAACTGCACCATCATAAGTAAAACCTGCAGCAAACAGCCATTGTAAATCAAACTTTATATTGTGACCTAACAATACGTCTGCCCTATCTAATGCCTCTTGTACTATCTTCATGTTGTCTGGTGTTGGTTCTTTGTTTGAATGATAAAACCAAACATACTCCACAGGTCTATCATCTTCTTTAAAACCTACAGACACTAGTTGGTTGCCTCTAGAATAAGGAGAAGGATCATAACCTTTTTCTGTTTTTATAAAAGTTGTTTCTACATCTAACGTTAAAATCATTCGTAATACCTCCCTGTAAGTTTGTCTATCTCACAGACAATATGACCATGCCACCCTGAAATTTTATTTTTTGAAACGCATAGGAATCGAGTGTCATCATCTTCACCAGGATTTTTGCCTATGCCTATAATAATATCTGCTTCACCTGCCTTGCCAGTTTTAGAACCATCTAACATAGCAAAGTCTAAGAACTGACGATTGTGTGCATCATAGCTTGCCTGAGAAACTGCCCAAACCATGCAGTTATTTCTTTTTGCTATCTCTCTTGCATTTACATAGAGCTCTTTCAATCTCTCATCTCCTCTACTAAACTCACCATTTACTTTTACCTTATCTAACTGGTCTATAAATAGTATATCAATTTTGTTTAATTTTGTAAACTGATCTATCTCTGTTATATCAGAACCAACAGAATCCATAATGTAAAGATTATCTTCTATTTCTTCTTTGTACACTTTCTTTATGTTGTCTATCTCTTGCATGTAAGTTTCTTTGTGTACATTAAAGTAGGCAGTTAATACTCTGGACTTCATCCTTTTAGCTGTCTCTTCATTCATAATGTAACCTACACGATTACCTTTACGTATTGCTTCGGCAGCTAAGAAAGCACAGAAAGATGACTTACCACTTTCAGGTCTAGCAAAAATAATACCTAGGTTGCCCCTGTATGTTCCTGCAATCTCGTCTGCTAATGTTGTTATTGGAAAAGGAAAATCTGGGTCTGCTTCAAAGTCTAGAAACAATTCTTCTACATCTGTCTCTTCCCTTTGCATAGACAGGATGCCAGTAGCTGAGTCTTGATTTATGATTTGGTCAATCATCATTCGTAGATCACCAAAGTTGGCTGAGTCGCCATTCCATATATCAATAGCTGTTTCGCCTACCTTCCTAGCCATCTCTCTTTTCCAAAATTCAGTAAGCGTGTCCATTACAAAGTTAGGATCGCCTTCTACATTTTCTGGTATGTCTTGGATAGCCTCTTCAACTAACTCTCTTGTGGAGTCAGGCATGGCAGGGTATAGGTTTTTGTGAACCATAAAAAGATTGTCTTTTGATAGGTCACCTTCATACTTAGTATGGTAGTGCATTACTGCGTCAAAGATAGTTTTGTACTTCTTATCAAACATATCTTTTGTGACAAGAGCTTTCGCCTTATCAAAGTTTTCTCTACTTAAAAGTAGGGATATTATTTGTGACTCCATTTTATTCTCCTAAAAAGGTTAGAGTATTATATTATATTAATTTTAGTTATGCAAGTTCAAAATTTCCTGCAACATGTCCTTCTTTTGCTTTAGGTATTAGTATTGGTTTACCATCTTTGTCCATCTTTTGTTGGTGTATTTCTATGTTCATGCTAAACGATCTTCTTTCACCTTCACTTTTAAAAGGATAAACCATGTGTATAAGGTCAGCAGGAAATACAAAAAAATCTCCTACAGAGGGTTTTACCATTAATGTATGCATGTGCATTTTACCAGACGATCCATGTAAAAATTCTATGTGACCATTAGCAGGGTAGTGGTCTTTATAATCTTCTTCCCACTCTTCTTCTATTTTTTCTGGAAGTCTTAAGTAGCCTACGCAAGACATGCTACATTCTGTATGTATGTGTGCAGGATTATATTCACCTGCAAATTGCCGTACAATCCATGCTGACTTATATTGTATACCGTAGCCTGTTCCTTTTGCTAAACTTTTAAATGATCTATTTAAATCAGTATCTAAATATTTAGCTACAACATTATTAAAAAAAGGTAAATGTTTATCTAGTTCATTAGACTCAATTAAAAATTCTTGTTTAAGTTTACCTACAAGATTATTTGAATGGTCTAAATTTTTAATTTTTTCCTCATCCTTTATCGTCTTGTTGACATACTTATTCATTCTTCTTACTAAATCCATAGGCATCTTTGCATACATTATCATAGGTGCAAAAGGAAATAGAGGAGCTATGTGACCTTCAGGTGATTTTGAAAAATCTGTAGGCATTATTTCTTCCACTTACTAATTGCACGATTACCAAACCAAAACGCCATGACCGCAGCAAATAGTGCCATTGTCTCATCGTCCCAAGCATTTAGTATCGCAGGTAATAAATCTTCACCGCCTTGTACGGCTATAACTACATATGCTCCTTTAACAAAAGCAAACAACATGAAAAAGGCGTAAGTAATTACAGGTCTAACAGAAGCCTGTAACGCACCTATAAATTTAGATTGGTTAGACTTAGCTAACTGTTCCGCATGTTTGTATATACCTTTTGCCTCTTCTATATCTGCCTGAGCATCTATCTCTTGTAGTTTTAACTTACTTAACTCAGAGGCATACTTAGCTTTAGCCTCTAACATAAGCAACTCTTGTTTGTTCGCTTGTTTCTTTTCAAAGAAACCTAGTACATTTGGCATAAAGCTAGTACCAAACCCCAGTAAAGAACCTAATAAACTTATCATGTTATATCTACAATCTCACAAGCACCTGCACTACATGCCAACTCTTGTGTACCAGTGGTATTGTCCTCTTGT